TCACCTCTTTCAGCAGTACATTTAGCAATAGCAACGCCAACAGTAGCCAGAGGAGTTGAAGGTGAATAACCTAGGTTTAACACATCAGATCCAGTAGCATTATCTACGAAGATATATCTACCAGTTGTAACTGGAAGTTGAGAAGTGCCATATTCAGCACCACTGTTTCCATTTACATAGCAGTTACCTGGATCAACAATACCATCACCTAAGTCATTTCCAAAAATAGATCCTGTAGCAGCAGCACTAAACTCTATTGCATATTCAACTGCAGCAAAGCGGAAAGTGTTTCCCTTTACTAAACAATTGGTATGTGCAAAAGCTGAAAATACTGCAGCATCATCCCAAGAAGCAGCAATTGTCAAACCATCGAAATAGTTATTTTCGATTTGTATGCCAGCACTGATACCTTCAATATCAATAGCCCTATTAGGACCGTCAGCAGTTACAACCCAAGAACAATTTCTGATAATCGTGTCGGTTGAAGCAGCTACGATAGTTATAGAACTAGCATCATTTGCACCGTTTACGAATCGGCAATCTTCGATAACAGCATCAGTAGATTCGATATTGAGCTGAGATGTAACGGCAGCTGTAGAAGCAAGCCATAACATATTCTTAATCCGAACATCGGTAGCGGTAATTGTAATACCATCTACAACACCGTTAACAGCCAATGACGGCCTATTTGCCCCAGAACCTATACCAAGCAAAGTAACACCAGCTACATTAAAAGTCGTTGCGGTTGCAGGTGTTTCTGCGTGTCCTGGCATAGCAATAATATGATCGTTATTATCAGCAGTACATAAAGCCACTGCTGCATCAATAGTTGCTAGAGCATTTCTAGCAGTAAGGCCAGTATTGGTATCAAGTCCGCCATTAGAATCAACAAACACATACTTACCAGTTGTAGCTATTTCACTTTGTAATTCTCTACCAGTGGTATTTTGAATTGTATTATTGCGAAGGGTTAATTCCCCTGCGTTAATACCAAATTCTGCTGCATTACCAGCAATAATATTGTCTTCAATAAGACCAGTTGCAGTAGTAGAAGAACAAATAATAGCATGAACACCAGCCGCTACTTGGTTAAGTAAGTTACCCTTGATAACGATTGTGGTATTAGCTTGGTCGGATGATATTACACCATCATCCCAAGAATTCGTAATACTCATACCATCAAATACGTTACCCTCAATCTCTGCGTTAGTGATAGCACCAACAGCACAAAGAATAGCTTCATCAGGTCCGTTAGCCGTTATTCTGAACAGGTTGTTCTTAATAACAGGTTTTGCACAAGCACCTAAGAAGGTAATACCCTGAGCGTCGTTAGCACCTTGCTCAATAACACAATCATGGATATATACATCGTCCGCACCAGCTACCAACTCAATGTTACCAATGGTATTAGCTGTATCGCCTTCTCCAAATTGGACTCCAGCGATCTCAATATCATCAGCGTCAATTCGTAAAGTAGCAGCAGTACCACCAGCAAAACTGTTTTTTAGAGTTGGTTTTACTTCGCCGTTACCCATACCAATGATTTTGATTCCAGCAATGTCAGCATCAATCTGGACTAGAACGTCTTCAGCATGACCTGGCATTAGAACGATTGTATCACCTTGGTTAGCTGTACAAAGATCGATTGCAGCAGCTAATGTTGCAAGCGGTTGTGAAGGAAGTCCACCTGGGTTAGCATCATTACCACCAGTAGAGTTTACATAGTAAACATCTCCAGTAGTAGTTTCTGCTGTCGCACTTCCAGATGTTGATTCAGGTTGGATAACCTGAACTGATCCACCAGCTCCACCAAAAGGAAAATAAGCACAAAGTCCGATAACATACGGTTCACCACCAGCATTATTTACTACGATACCAGTTGCAGCGGCATGATTCAAAAGACCAGTTCCATAGTTAAATATATTAGACTGGATTACACAGTTGGTATTTGCTGCGGCATCAAGGTCAAGTGCAGCATCATCCCACTGGTTAGTGGTAGAACCACCATCAAAATAACAACCAACAATAGCAAGTCTTTCAACAGCAGCTATACTTTGGATAGCACTGTTTGGACCATCAGCAGTTACTAAGAACTTGTTGTCTGAGATTATAACATCATCACCTGTGCCTGCGACTGTGATAGACTGAGCGTCGAACGCTCCACATCTAAACTCACAACCAACAATTTCACAGTGAGTATCCGCAACATCTATTCTTGCTTCAGGAGCTGCGGTAGTTGATGCTACAAATATAAGGTTTTTAATCTTACATGAGTCAGCAGTAACCTCAATTAAGTCAATTGTAGAAACAGCAAAGTTAGCAAGTAATTTTGGCCTATCGTCTCCAAAACCTAAACCAACAATCGCTATCCCTTCTACGTCAAGGGTGATAGCTCCTGTTAATCCTGCGTTTGCAGCAGCATGAGTCTCGCTATGATTAGGAAGAACATAAATTACATCCCCCCTGTCAGCAGTACATCGACTGATCGCATAATCAATAGTTGCAAACGGAGTTATTGGGCTTTCCCCACTGTTCCCGTCTGAACCACCAATCGCACCTTCAGCTATCGCAGTAGTGGAGTTTCCTACAAACCAAACTTTACCAGTAGACTCCATACCTTGTGCTGAGATTAATTGGTTAACTTTTACAATATCAAAATTCGTTACTCCCATTTTTCCTCCTCCTTTTTAGGTTTAAGATGGAGCTGGTTCGTTTCCGACAGCCATCTCCATCCCGCATCCTATGTGGTTCCTTTCGGACAGCCACGTCGGTTAGTTTAAGCCAACCGTAAAAGCTAATTTTACGTTCCAGGTGTTCCGGCTATCCCCATTCCAGTTGCCCAAGCAGTTGATAATCTGTTTGTAACTTTAAACAAAGCATTACCACTCTTGAAATCATCATCGCTTTCAAACTTTGGTTTCATTCTCTCGAAAAAATAAGCATAGTGCTCATCACATTCTACAAACCAAGCTTTTGGATCTGTAAAATAATGTCCAACCATAAAAGACATATCCATATCAAGGAGCACATTCTTATCGTTGTGTGCCGTACCAGATTTCTTTTGAGATTCTAAAATTACTGAAGCATTAAATCTGTTGGCAGGTGCAACCAAAACTCTTTTTGGCATTAACGCAAGATTAGTACCACCAGCATCATTTGTGGTTTCAATTAATGTCAGCATAGACTCAATAGATGCAACTGACAAATCAGCGTCAACGGCCAATCTATTACTCCAAGTTCCGCCTCTTGCCCATGGATGAGCCACAGCACAAAGAGTCGAACCATCGGGCCCAGCAAGAGCAAACGCATTATTAAATACATTTGCAGCAGAAACTTCCATCCTTTGTCTTATAGATTTTCCCAAATAACGTGAAGCATTTTTGATTATATTGTAAAGATCATCGTCATATAATTCAAAAGAAACTTCTATCCCATAAGAATAAGTTGAATGGATAGTTGTCTGGTCGAACCCCTGTGTAAGATCAGCGAAAGCAGTATCTGCGTTCTCTAACTTAATAGGAGCAATTCCCAGCCCTTCCATCGTCGTAGTTAACTCAGAGTGTTTCTTTGAGGTCTCCAGGTTGAGTATTTTATCATACTCTTTTTCACGCTGTTTAAAGCCATCAGAGACAACCTCATACACTCCCTCTACTAAAAGATCACTAAATCCAGGTTTAATCATTACCATTGTAAAATTCCACCTCCTAAATTATTTTATATTATACGTCAACTGATGTTGCTGCACGTCGTAACGCGTGAATGTTCCAAACGAAACATTTTCGTTGATTTGCTCCTACTTCAGATGCTTCTCCTGTTACAGGATCAACACCAGTAGCCACAACCTTAACAACATCTTCTGTAGTCGCATCCTCATTTATCTCCATGATTCCAGTAGTCCCTTCAATATCAAAACAGTTAGCGGTTGTTCTGCAAGTATTAACGTCCGCTAAAGCTCCATTACCAGAACACTGTCCTTCAAATACTTGATCCGGATTATCATAAATCCAAATTGGATCATCAACAGTCGAAGCGGTAACTGGCGAAGCTGCAACCCCAAGAGGTGTTCCTGAGTTTGCCAATGCGATAGAAACTCTTCCAGCACCATCTTCAATAACCGCATCTCCAATAGCAATAGTCTCTCCTGCTGCTACCGGCCATACCTGAGTTTTATAAAGAGGATAACCTCCTGCTGGTCTAAAACCGTCTGGTCTATTTGCATTTGCCATTCTTTTCACTCTCCTTTATTTATAAGTTCTATCAATACTGCTAAAGGCTTGAACAACTCCAGTTCTATGGGCTAATCCTTTATTCGTCTTATCAACATCTCTAACCAATTTATTCTTAACCTGAGTTGCACTATTAGCCACTTTAGCATCTAACGCTTTCCGTTTCTTTTCTCTAGTTTCTATACGAGCACAACAAAGGATTAAATCCTTAAATCGTATAAAACTCTTATCTGGTGAATGATCTATATTTACACGCAATCCACTAAAATCAGGATGCTTTCTGTCTAAAACATTCCAAATGTCTGTTCTGCCAGTTCCTACATCCGATTCCCTACACCAACGATAATAATAATTTGGATTGCGATTAATAACCTCAAGACCATCTACACCTTCTGCTACTTCTTCAATTTCAAGGAAGGGTTTATTTTTACTGACCTCAATTACTTTTGGTTCAGCAACTTTCTTCGCCTGAATATCAGGCGTTTTCATGTCAGGGATAACCCTTGGAAGATCCTTTTGGATCTCGGTTGCCTCCGAAAGTTTTTCAGCTTTCTTCTTAGCCCAAACCGCCTTAATACGCTCGCTATGGGCTTTCTTTTGTTCATCGGTCATTTTTTTACCACTCATAAGAATCTACCTCCTTTTCGCTTTTTAGCTTTTTCAATCACCTTTTTAGGATCGGCACCCATCTTCGTTACCCAGGAAAGTTTCTCTTCATGGTTTTCACCAAGCAGAGAAGTTAAACTTTCAGTCTCACGTCCTGCAACAGTCGTTCCTGGATTTTCTACCGAATTAGTTCCTTTTTTGACAATAGATCTGTGTGCTCCGTCAACAGCTTTCTGTTTTATCCTCGGAAGTTCCTTGTCAAGCAAATTCTTTTGGGCTAACTGAACCGCTATCTCTATCCCATCAACGCTATGCAATACCCTATTCGACTTAACAACTCTATCGGTTTCCCGATATAAAGCCGACTTAGGGTCTTTTAGATCTGGATATTTCTCCATAGCCTCATAACGCTTTCGGTCAGTAGCAGTCATAGCCTGAACCGCTGCAAGGGTTTCCGTCTGGCTCATCCGAAGCAACTCGTCCATCGCCACTTTATCACCCAAAGTAGCAGCTTCCATAAGCTCCTCTTTGGATTTCGTTGGTGATTGTGGAGGCTTCTCGCCCATGATGTTCCCATTGGCATCAACAGCATATTTCGATTCAACCTGATTCATCAGCTTGTTATATTTGTCCAAACTTGTATCAGCTCGACTACGCTCGCTTGCCAATGCTTCCTCTTTTAGCCTAAAACCTTCGTCCGCTTCTTCCTTAGTCTTATACGTCCCAACATAGAAATCTTTATCTGGGGTGTTCCCTTCTGGCGTTTCTTTACCCGAAGAGGCCTCTTCTGAAACCCTTTCGATACCATCGTCAGTATTGGTTTCAGAAACCTTCTCGACTGGAGTTTCCGCAGACCCAGAGCCAGTGTTCCCTTCGGTTTCCACCGAAGAGGTTGGTTTATCCACTACCGCAGTTTCTGCAGCAGCTGTGGGCGTCCCGCTTTCTTCTCCTAGTTCTCTTATTACCATGTCTTCTAATCCCTCCTATTTTTTATTTTATTAAACCCGCTTCGACCTTTTTTAAATAGCGAGTCTTATTCATTCTGGTCCAGAAAAGAGTTTAATATCTTTATCCCTCTCAAACTCTTCAATGGTCTCATCAACCATCCGCTCTAATTCTTTTTCATCCAAGTGACAGCCCGCTTGGGGGTTGTCCCAGGGTCGGTGTTCCGCCAATGCCTTGTCCTCCCATTTTTTGTTGACTTAACATCGCTAATAATTGTTTTAATAATTCAGGTGGAAGTTGCCCAGTCTGTAATAGCTGCTCAAGACTAGCTTCCGAACCACCCTGTCCTTTCGGCATATTAGCCATCATCTGCTGGATAAGCTGAATTGGTGCTTGTCCTGGCATCTGTGGACCTGGTGTAGGTGGTCCCTGTGGCCCTTGCGGTCCTTGTGGAATTGGTAGTCCTGGCATTATTCTTCTCCTCCTAAATTCTCTCGTATGTCTTTTGGCTTATCGATAAAAAGTTCAGCGGCCTCCATCAAAACTTGAAGTCGATGAACTTTGCTAGGGTTTTTAAACGGGTCAGTTTCCCTAAGCTCCTCATCCCAAGTAGCTATATCCTCAAGCAACGACTGCTTAACCAACATCCAACCTGAATGAGTTTGCAGTTCGGCAACATCGCTATCTTCAAAAGAACCTTTACTCATCATGACCATTATCCAAGCCCTCCCAGCGGTCCTTCAGTAGCACCTTTAGCCGGTGAAGTCCCAATAGTTTTTGATGCGGGTGCTGTGGTTCTACCAGCCTGCGGCATTACTCCAGCCGGTCCTGGTTTAGCCAGCGGACCTCCTGGGCCCGCACCAGCAGGGGGTACTGGTGGTGGCGGAGCAGCCAGGAAGTTGTCTTCAGGCCGATCTTCACCGAATGTTCTAAGAACATCCATAAACGCTTTGTACAAGTTTGGTTTTACTGGTTTGCCTTCTTCATCAAAAAACGGAGCCTCGGCATATTTAGCCAGTAGTTCAAACTTCTGCAATTTTTGATGACGTGTAACAATATCGTTCTCCATGTGAGCCAACCCTAGTACCCTAATATCAATACCGTCAGTATAAATCTGTTGCGGGGTTACTTCTACCCACGGCTGCGTTGCTATCTCTTTCCCTGATAACGGGTCAATGTTCTTAGCATCCCATTGGATAGTCCAACTCTTTTCACGGTTCAATATATCCATGACATAGGCACGTTGTAGATACTCAGAAATAACGCCACGTGATAAGCGTTTAAAGATTATCTTGACCGACTTATACGCTTCTTTTATCATCGACTGCATCTCGGTAGCCGACGGTGTTGGTGATATTTTCTCACCAGCCATAACACCTTTAAGTCGTGAAGTCCTGATAATATCTGCCTGGACCTTGGTCATTAAGTTCTCAGCAGCAGTAATATATTCAACTGGCGGTCTGATGAACTGCAAGATTTCAGAGATAGGTCGGTCAACTTCTTTCAGTTCAATAATTCCGTGTGGTCTGATTGCCAGCTGTTTCTTTTTCTTGATATATTTCATATTAGCGGCGATCATGCAATATAGACCAAAGCTGTTAGCGTCTAAAGAAAGTCTTCTTCTGGAAGTAAGTTCCTTGTACAGAAGTTCTACCAACTGCAATAGACCTATACCGTCGACACTGCCTGGTTGTGGAATAAAAGCGTGCACGATATACGGTGGTTTTGTGTACGGTGTTGGCTGAACCCTAATTACTTCAGTTCGGTTTATAAGGGTCACGATACACAGTATCTTTTTCCCTTTTATCTGGAGCGGGATATGGTGTGCTTCCATCAGCTCAACGTCGCCATCAGCTTCCACCATCTCGTCATAATTGACCTCGGCCTTATCTTCCATCTCGTCGGTAGGTCGGTTACCTATCGGGTATTCAGTCTTCTTAGCAGCCTCGACATTATCATAAAGTTTCTTCTCGGCTTGCACCAGTACATGGCTCCAGTTGGTATCGATAAGTTCTATGAACCAGCTAGGTTTTTTAGCCCTGTAGTACAAACGTCTGCCGTCAACAGGATAAAAACCTGGATAGTCCTCGGTATCGATAACCTCTTCCAGCCCTTTCTTGGTCTGCTTGGAGATTTTAGTTCCTTCTTCGGATTTTATATCTTCATTGATGTCTTTTACGACCATCCGAGTTTCTTGTTGCATGACGTATGGTGTCTTTGCCCAGAGCGTCCCGCATTTGAACATCTCCCTGACACTCAGCTCGAAGTTGCCTTCAAAGTCGGTAGTATCCCAATTTTCTTTAAGCACCTTACGGATAACACGGCTTTGGCTTGGTGAAATGTTTTGTTTTCTGCCGATAATATCAAACGGGCGGTCTATAGAAACAAGTCCGTCCATAGTCAGAGCAACCCAGTCTTCAACCAGGTTAAACCCGTCCATCGGTGAGACTTGTGCCTTTGTTTCTGCGTCGGACAACACATCACCACCACGATACATCTCCTCGAAATTGTCAAGACGGTCAACCTTGTTCTTATGTTCTTCTTCATTGCCGGTAAACCGTGATAACACCGCTTTTTTAGCTTGTTCTTTTAGATCTTCGGTCAAGGGCAGTGTACCGAACTCCATCTTCTGGGTTATAATCTGCTCAATCGGCTGTTTTTCCATCTCTTTCTCGGATTTTTCCAGGCTTTTGGTCACTTTCTTAAAATCATTTTTCTTTTTTGCCATTATTACTCTTTTTATCTCCTTTTTCTGGTAAAAACACACCGAAAACAAAATCTTTTCCAATAATTCTCTGCGTCATTTTCCAACCATGCATCTGCCGAGCATAGAACTCAATGCCAAGTCTGTTAAAGAACTCAGGGTTATACAGAGATCTTGGTTGATTTAACATAACCGGTCTCCTTATCGATATTGAACTCAAGGTCAAACGCATCTTCTTCCTCTTCATCATCGTCATATTCGGGGGTGAAAGAGAAGAGACTCCCATAGAGAGCCATGACTAAGGCATCAGCCTTATCAGGACTCGGGAGCCCTTTTTTTCTCATATCCTCTTTTTTCTGGAGGACGATTTGACCTTTTCCGTTATGCGTATATTTAATACTGCACATCTGGACCTTCTGCATCTCATCATCGAGCAGGGATATATTACCAGCGGCTATTAAGTCACGGGTCTTAAAATATATCTCGGCTCGTAGATTTGCGTATTTATTACGTTCGTAGGCGTTCTTTCCAACAACCAGCGGAAGCACCTGGATCCCTTTCAGCTTGTTATTATCCTGTGCCTCGAACAGCATATCGGTAACACCGCCACCAACACCGGCATCATCAACGACTATTGTTTCCCATCTCCTTTGGTTTTCTGTTCTACGTCTTTCGTCCTCAGCGATTATAAGGCCGGCAACCTCAACAGTGCTTTTGCCTTGGTAGGCATCAACCTTCAGCTGTTTTGAACCAACGAACTCGGAGAAGATGGTTTCGTTATCGCCGTATCTAGCAACGTCAACACCAAGAGCAACACAACCACGGATATAGTTCTCGCTATCGACAGCACGTTCATAGCTGGAGATTGAGCAGACTGTATCGGCTGACAGTTCTGGAAAGCGGCCTAGCACTTTCGAGACATACAGCGGGGATTCCTCACCCCAGCGTTTTTTCTTGTCTTCAACCCATTCCCTAGAAACAGCACCTGGGATATAGGTCTTCCCACGCACTACGTTCGGGTGTTCAAGACATGAAAGATAGATCTTGTGGAAGGAAGGATCACTAAAACTGGCTCGGAAGGAACCAGCGTCACTAAGCGGGTTGCCGATATAGACCACACGGATAAACTCACCAGTCAGGATACCGTCCAGCTGGTCGAATATCTGGTCGTCTACCGCCTGAGCCTCCGACACAATGACCATCATATTAGGGCTATGGAAACCTTGGAAGCGGCCTAGTGCGTTCTGGGATTCTTTTGTTGTGAAACCAGAAGCAAAATGCTCCTCAGAAATGCTAATGCCTTTCTCAAGAAGCCGGCCTCCCAACTGAACCCTGGAACCTTTCCATTTTCGGCGTATTTCACCCCAGATAATTTTAGCAACCTGCCGGTCGGTAGGAGCGGTGGTTATCACGATACTGGGTCGAAATGCGTATAAAAACCATAGTGCTAGAAAACTGGAGATGAAGTCTTTCCCGATAGCGTGACCAGAGGAAACGGTTGTTTTCCTGTTGTCTCTAACGGAAATAATTATGTCTTCTAGCCCTTTCCAGAGCTTGCCAAGACCCAGAATCTCCTTATAGAACCAGAAAGGATCCTGCATCTTATTTGCTATTACTTTGCTGGTTTCGCTAGTCATTACTCCCCTTATCAGCCTCTTGTAAGACCTCAATTAGACTCATTTTACCTTCAATTACCGACTGCCTCTTCTCTGTAAATATGCCGGTTCCCTTCAATACAGCGATTGCAGTCCAGTCTTTTCCACCTGTTACCCTGCTGTTTTTGTCTAAGCGGTCTACTAAATGCTCCATCGCCTTCCCCTTCATCCGCTCTAAATGCAGAAACTCATGCTCCTGGGCGAACTTCCTGCCCTTCTTCTGCCACCACCTCCACAACGTATTATGAGCCATGCCCAGTTCTGTACCCAATTCTCTCCATGTTGAACCCTTAGCTGCCATTAACCGCCTGAATAAACTGCTATCTTTGGCACTTACCCTTTTAGCCATTTTTAGAAATCCTCCCAGTATTTTTGGAAACAAATTTAACCATTGGGTATACCTGGCTTTTTAAAACCTGTGGGATATTACAGGGGATATATATACAAGACCCCCCGTGGTAGGCGAACCCTAGTTGCGACATCGCCGAATAGGTCATGACGGTTGATCCTCCACTGATACGGTGACGTGCAGTAGCATCTCGCTTGGTATCAGGTTTATAATATCCATCTGTTCACGATCACAGCTTAGCGTTAGCTTTGTCTCGTCTTCGTGGTCTCGTGTTACTTTCCACAGTCCGGCTTTAAATTCTAGTTTCATGTTACCTCTCCAGTTCCTATGGTATATCCTGTATCCTGTTACCTAATCCCTCATGATTACCGTGTACCTATTAGGGGGTATATGTTCCAGGTAAACAGGTAACATGTTTGGTGTATTAGGTTATTGTGTATTGTGTTATTGTGTATGTTGTATTGTGTATTGTGTAGACGGTATATTGGTTACATGTAACAGGTATTATCATAGCGATAATGCGGTTTATTTAATTATTTTAACGGGTGAAACACTCACGAGGGGATAAAAAATAACCTTGTTCCACCTGTTACCTGTTATTTTGTTACTGTGTTACTGATATTCTGTTATTGTGCTACCTATTGCCAGTATCTCATATTTGCCTATGTCATAGCGATTGATGTTATGCAGTTATATACTACTTTCATGCACTTCTATGCAATGCACACCTTGATAAATGCGATCTAACGCACGTTAGTAGTTAAATATATATAATAGTATGCTATCGCTTGAGTTCCTTCACGACGACAAACAGTTAAACCTCATTTCCTTGATATACTCATTCCCTCACTTAAATATATACTAAATAACACTTGACATACTGCATAATGCTATTGTATAATACATATAGTTACAGTAAAGCAAAACAAGGGGGTGGTTATATTGAATCCAACAGTCACAGAATGTTTAAGAATGTTAGGGCATATATTTCTAATTTCAGTCGGTGTGTGTATAGGTGTAATGGTTTACGAAATTGTAAAAGACTTAAAAAATACGAAGGGGGTAAAATGAAATGATACTATCAACCGAAACTTGGTTAAAAGTTACAAGCGAAGCCGAAGCAATAGCCAATACCGAGGATATTATAGTTGACTATGAAGCCCACAACGTCGAGCAAGCTATCAAATCAGTTATACAATATAACTAAAGGGGATTATACAATGGACTTATTAAATAAAACATACATAGGGAAAGTTGAAGCGTTTGAGTGGTGTATGGCTAATAACTGGGAAAACCTACCAAGGAAAAATGGAAAGCTACACCTAACTGTACCAGCTATTGCTAGCGGAAGGCAACCCGAAGCACTTGGCCAAGATAATGAAGGGTTTTACCTAACGGAAGTATTTTGCAATGGTTGATAATACTTTTAAGCCTATAGCCGATATACTTATTTTAACGGCTAAGATGATAGTAAGCCAAAAAACGGATAAAGAAATTACGGAAAAAGAAGCGGAAAACATGGTTATAAATGCTTCTGATTACATAAAACAAAAAAGGGGAATTATAGAATGAAGCATTATAAAATAAAGTATTGGGACGGTAAGATTATAATAGTAAGAGCTAAAAGCTCGCTAGACGTTGTTAGAAAATACGATTTAGCCTCGTTTTATCACCGTAACACACGCATAGCTAGACTATCAGGCGAGCAAGAAGCTATCGCCATAGCTAACGAAAGGGGAAATTAAACCATGACAATGACTAAACAAAAAAGCAACGCATTTGGTAAAGATATATACTTATTAGGAAAAGATGACGACGGGCAAAAGCATTGGCTCGAAGCTCCAAAATGGGATTGTGGCTGGTATTGGGGATTTGGATATATTGAAACCTATACCAATAACAAAAACCCACACCTTGCAAGGGATATATCTGGCCACTCGCATTGGGACAGCCATGACTATACCACTATTTTGACTAGTAAAACCTTTTCAGAAGGTGAAGGCTGGGAGTTGAGAGAGCTTTTTGCACAATTCTATTTCATGCGTCAAGCTGCGGAGATTTTTAACCGTGGAAAAGCTCATCAGGCCAACACTAAGCTTGAGAATTGGAAAAAGCCTGCATTAGTTAAAGAGATAAACGAAAAGAGAATCCCAGCCATAACAGCTAGAATCCTAGAGATTTTAACACCAGTAGCATAGCTAACACTATAGAGCTATAAAATGGCCATAGTTTACTATTAATTCGTCACTAAACGTCGCTATAATAGCACGCTAGAGGGGTGCTTTGTGGGCGACAAAACAAAAAGGGGGTGATATTAAAAGTAAAAGAAGCTAACGCCTGAAAGCTGAAGCATTGCTGAATGACCCGAGCGGTTAAAAGTATTGACGAGTTAGGGAAAGTTTAACCTGAAAATTGAATGGTTTGATAATGGATAACCAGACAAGAAAAAAAGGAGGGAAAATGGCACAAACAAAACTAACAGAAAAATATAGGGATAAGCTGAAAAAACTAGCTGAACACTACGGCTGGCATTGCAAGGGTTATTATATTAAGCTAAGGCTCGACCAAAATAAACTAGCAAAGGGGGAAAAATAATGATTAAAGACAAAGAAGAAATAAGAACAGATTACTCAAGAACAATAGGAAATGATGGGCTTGAAGTTGACATTATTTCTTATTATAAAACAGATCACTTTACTATTTCAAACCCACCAGATCATCTCAGAACAATAGATAAATTAAGGAAAATCTTAAAAGGAACGGGAATAGCAAAAATAACCCTCACCTTTTTAGATAAAAATATAAAGGGGGAAAAATAATGGGAAGATTTAAAGATATTGCTACTGAAATAGTTGAGAACGCATTAAGACACGCCGAGGACGCTGACCCTTCTACCTGCTACAAGTGCGGACAAACAACGCATAAGCACATCAAAGTCCACGTTATGGAAGATCCGGCCGATAAGTATATGCCACTTGTATCAATTTGTGAAAAGTGTGCCGGTAAATGGCCTCATACCGCTGAAAGCTGGATGGATAAATATGGGGAGGAAAAATAATGAAAATAGGTTTGTTTCTACTTTTTATAGCGGTAGCATACGAAGTAATAAAACGGATATATCTTAACCGTAAGAAATTATTTCCTGGAATGGTAAAAAATAGTTATTCTGATTTACTTACGGAACTTTATTTTCCTGATATATTAGACCAACTTGAAAACCTAAAGATTAAAAAAGAGGAGAAAAATAATGACGAAAAGACATTTTAGAGCTTCGATATACGTTGATATCTGGCCCGAGGACGAAGGCGGGGGGCTGGAAGCTATGAGAGATAAGGCACGAGAAGAAGTAGACGAGGTAGCGAAGAACATACCAAACTCGTACGTAGGCGGCGTGGGGTGCTTCATAGGCGATCCTATGCACACGCTGGATAAGGAGATATAATTATGAGAGATAAGAAAAGAAAAAGAGGAGTCCCTCCAGCTAAAATATTTTATGTTAATGTAAATAAGAAATATAATTCTAAATTAGGAACATCACCAAAGACGGCTTTCAATAACTTGGAATCAGCTTTTGATGCAATACAGTGCTTAGACCAGAGACGCCGTTACGCTATTTATTTGATTTGTGATGAGGTTCAGGCGGCAAATACTTATAATGAGGCATTTAAGGGGAAAAAGAAATTAGGAAATATCCTACCCAGACCACTAAAGGGACTACACTATATATCATACCTATAAGTGAACTAGGTATAATGGAGGAAAACAAAGATGAGGACATTGATTTTGGCTTCGAGGAAGAGGAAGAGCCTGTTGACGAGGTTGTGGAAGAAGTTATCGACGCTGATGTTGGAACTCTTAAGCATACACTGTTGCAAAAGGCACATGATCTGCGGATTAAAGCTAGGCAAAGAAATAAGCCTACGGAGTGAATAGCACTTGCAAGTATACCGCTAGTATGGTATAATACCTTCTAGCAAAGGGGTAACAAATGGCTAAAATAGAAAGACGGATTCCGGCTACTGAAAGATACGGTTACTACTCCATATTCGCTGACACCATAGAAGAGATTAACACCATAGAAGCACAGATTGAAAAGACTATGGCTGATAAAAAGAACCCAGCAAAAAAAGATGAATGGAAACCATTTGAATAAATAGGAGGTGATTTGACATGGCTTGGTTCAAAGACGACCAACTGAATGCAGGTAGCTATCATTCGCTTAAAGTAGGCGAAGCAGTTACCATGACGGTTAAGGAAGTAGTCAAGAACGAAACTGGTGATCCAAAATTTATGTTAAAACGAAAAGATGGATCGTCGCTTGGCTATTCTATGCACTTCATAGATACCAACGATAGAATATTGAACGTCAATACTTTTGTATTGCTAGGGCTGATGAAGAAAGAACAGATTGACGCTGGCGATACTATCGAAGTAAAACATCTTGAAGGTAAAGGCAACTACGAACTTAATATCTTAAAAAAGGTGGCAACAGAGGATGATGCAACTAATTAAATTAAAGGGAGCTAAAGTAGAGCTTACTAGAGATAGGCTCATGCGGAGCGGGGAAACCCGTTCGCTTGAGCAAGTCCTGTTTGACCTTGAGCAACTTCGTATACCAGTTCACTTAATAGCTGGGATGCTAGTTGTGCCGTTTGATACGGTGCATCAGTGGCGAAAACGGCTTGGGTTTAAACGAAGGGAATGGAAAAAGAATGGATCAGCAACACCCGACCAAGTATAAGTATACCTGTGAGAAGTGTGGCAAGAAAGTAAAACGGGTCTGGACTCATAAGCGAGATAGAAAATGGGTCTGTAGCAAATGCTACTACGAGGGGGAAAAATGGGAATATTGCTAATATTTATAATACTTGTTTTGTTTTTACTACTACTAAAAACTAGGGGAAAGATTGAAGAATTGGTAAAAGATAGCGAACACTTCGCTTTTCAAGCTCAAAAATGGCAACGAATAGCTATTATTTGTAAAGATGCTCTTAATAAATCAGGAACGAAACTAAAACTTGATGGAAAAACCGCAGACGAAAAAATAAAAAATTATTATGTAAAACATTTATCGGATATTGACCCAAATAAAAAACAACCATATCGGTACACAATTTATTGTGAATTGCTAGAATGTTTTTAAATTAAGGGAGAGTAAAAATGGGAATATTAGACGACGCAAATCAAAGAGCCAGAATTGCACTGGACAACAAAACAACGAGAAACAACCTTCCTTTTGGATCCCTAAACATTCCGGTTATCTTCGGTATCATCTGCATTGTTTTCCTACTGGCCGGTATCCACTTCAGACTCAATAGCTTAGAACACTCACAAGATTTTGAAGCTGGCAAAAGAGAAGAACAGAGAGAAACAGCACGATATCTACTGCACCATTACGGAGAAGAAAATGTATTAAGATATTGGGAATGGAAGGAAAAGGAGTAAGCTATGAAAATAGAAGTAAACGGAAACGAAGTTATTATTAGTGGTAAAAAATATGGAGAAACAGAGATACAGCCAAGAAAAATTAAGATTTACTTAAACGAAGAAGAAGATAGTGAGTATTTTTCTTTTAGTATTATTTGCGGAAACTTTATACACGGTTGTTTACCGTCTGTAACATTTTACAAAGACGATATAGTTTTCCAAAATAACTTAGCATCTGGTCGAACAGTAAAAAGTAAATATAATTTATAAGGAGTAAGCTATGAAGATAAAGGTTGGTTTGATATGTATGGATTGCGGAAGGAAGTTTGGTAAATATGTAGCTGGGTGCTCTACTGTTCACGAGGGAATTTGTGATGTGTGTAATAAAACAAAGGTGGTTACTGAAGGTCGGGACTGGAATGTGTTTGAGTTGGAATTAAAAAGGAGTAAGCTATGAAGATAATAAAGTTTAGAGGAAAGCATATTGATACTGGAAAATGGGTTTATGGTTATTTATTAAGTCCCAGTAAAATTGGAAAAATAGAAGATATTCACCATTCCTATTCAGATGTAGACCCTAAAACAGTAGGTCAATACACAGGCTTAAAGGATAAAAAAGGTGTTGAGATATATGAAGGGGATACAGTAGATTATCCAACCCAGGAGCCTTACAGAGATGGATGCTTTGGTGTGGTAATATATAGAAGCGATTTGCAGGGTTTTGTAATACATCACCCAGATAATCTACCTATTAAGAAATTTCCTAAAGAGTGGGTTCCTTTATTTAGCTATAATGATAATTTATCAACTGCTAGTAAATTTGAAGTAACAAGTAATATCTACGAAAATCCTGAACTATTGGAAAAGGAGTAAGCTATGAAGATAGAATGGGAACAAATTAAGTCGTTAGAGGAAGATAATTTTATTGAAATAAAAAATGCTATTTTAGGGGTTATAAATAATTATACTTCTGGGTATTGGTTTAAAACGTCAGAATTAAAGAAAAGGTTTGCAATAGTAAATGATGAATTAGCAATGTCAGTATTTAACGAATATCCTCTAGGAGAATGGGACAAAGAAAAATATCAGTTGATAAAAGAAAACCAAAAACTTAGAAGAAGGATATCTAAATTTATTGAAGCTACAAAAGATATAATCAATGTTGAGGAAAAGGAGTAAGCTATGATAAGTCATATAATTCACGAAGAATCTGAAGAGGAAAGAAAAAAACGGGTAGGAGCTGATATAGTTTGTGTTATCTGCAAACAAGAAAGACCGGAAGAAGAATTTAACCACAATACAGATGATGGCACTGGCGTTTGTGAACGCTGCCAAGAGAACGGGAGGTAAATATGATTGATTTTGTAATAGAGGGAGCAATCCCATGCCTTAAAAACTCGATTAGGGTCGGTAAAGGTGGCAGATTTTACCATAAAGATAACGCTGTTCACGATTACAAGGAAGCATTTGCCCTGTTGTGTCCTAAAAGTGCCAAGAAAGGGCTCACAGGCCCCGTAGAAGTGATTCTGCACATCTACAAGCAGAACAATCGGCTTGATGCTGTAAATTTACAATCTATAATCTACGACTCACTTGAATTTGCTGGAGTTATAAAAAATGACCGTTTGGTTACGGACTGGCATTGTTATTCTGAGATAGACCGCACGAATCCACGAGTAAGAATTGAGGTAAATGAGCTTGAAGAAGTTCGTTAGTGTATACCAAGATGGGAAGAATACAGCAGGTTGCGCTGTGTGGTATGAAGAAGTAAAGAATAAGGAATTCGTTAATGAAAGGATGTTGGGTAAGTTCAAAGACCTTAAGAAGGCTAATAAATTCGCAGAAAAGAAGGCGAAGCAGTTAAAAGCAGAGTTCAGTCCCTGGGAAGAGATGAGGGGTATCTCAATCACACCGAGTCAGAATTATTATTAGGAGGTGGGTTATGTTAGAAACAAGTCTTATATTTTCACTTGGGGTATTCATAGGGGTAATTATAGGTAGTTTATTGATGATGAAGTCTGCTAGGCATTCTTTAGACATTGCATTAGAGTGTAGCGAAAAAGCATTAAAGGTTTTATCGGAAAGGAGTAAGCTATGAAGGATATTAAGTTGACAAAGAGAAATAGAATTGCTATAATATAATTATGAAAATAGTTAAATGCAGAGAATGTGGAATAAAAACAAAACAATTAACGCACGGAACATCTTATTTTTGTAATCGAAAATGTTACTTCAAATGGAAAAGAAAAAACCCTAACAAGAAAGCATATAAGAGCAAGATATTTGTTTCTGGTTATTATTATCTTTATATGCCTAATCATCCAAATGCTATTAAGAAGCATAGATACATTGCTGAACATAGATATATTGCAGAACAAAAAATTGGTCGCCTGTTAGAGAGAAATGAAGTATCCCACCATATAAACGGAAACACAAAGGATAATAGAATAAATAATATAAAAGTTATGACTTTTAAAGAGCATTGTAAATTAACAGCGAGTAAAAGAAGGAGAAAGAAAAATGGTAAATTCTAATCGTTTTCGCTTTAGAGCATGGGATAAAGTAAAAAATAAAATGTGTGGCGTCTATGTTTTAGACCTCGAAGCTAATAAGCTAATTTTAGATGAAAAGTCAGATAGCTTGAGTTATTGGCTATCGTTTGAGCGTTTTGACCTCATGCAATACACAGGCTTAACAGATAAGAACGGGGTTGAGATATATGAAGGGGACATAGTTAAGACCACGATAATAGAAGATGTTTTGCCATCAGGAGAAACATCAGAATATATAGAAACAAAGATAGTTGAATGGGATAAAGAACAAGCTGGATTTGCTTTTGCGGAAGATAGTTATGAAGTAATAGGTAATATATACGAAAATCCTGAACTATTGGAAAAGGAGTAAGCTATGAAGAAGCGTAAGATAAAGAAGAAGATGTGGTTGGCTATTGATGATTTTGACAATGAATATGTGGCAGAAGGAATAAGGGGAGAAACATTTTTAAAAACTAAAAAAGAAGCATTAAAATGGGGAGGTTTACACGCAAAAGTAATCCCCGTAGAAGTGAGGTATGAGGTGTAATGGGAGTTTTAGCGTGTGATAGGGCAGGATGTGGAAATATAATGTGTGATAGATATTCTAGTGATTTTGGTTATATTTGTGATTATTGTTATGAAGAACTAAAGCAATCAAATTTACCAATAAATATTTTTATGAAAACACCTAAAAAAGAATTGCCAAATTATGATTATGAAAAAGAATTTAAGTTGTTTAAGGAGCCACAATGACAAAGAGGGATAGGATTGTTGAGATATTAGAGGAAAGCGATTTATGGTTTTCTAGTGCGTTATCTACGGTAGGGAAAAAAGAATCCGTCAAAGAACTAGCCACCGCACTAGAGAAGGAATTTGTGATGGAACTAAGGAACGACGAAAACCTTAAACCTTTGGTTGGTTGGTCAGAGAATTTCAACGCTTCTGGTGGCAGAGATTTCAACAATAGAAAATTAGGATTACAAGTTTTTATTTCTTCTCAAAATTCAAGAATTATGAAAACTGGTGCTGGTCATTGGGACTATGTAGTTGACCGAAAAGAAAATGACAATATTGTAGATATTATAAATAAATTAACTAAATATTATAAGGAGAAGCCATGAGTGAACAATTTATTGCAATAATTTGTATAACAGTTGTTGTTTGTGTGTTTTTTTGGTTTTTATCAAAATTATAAGGAGATAAGCTATGTGGAAAGGAATTTGTTTGACGGTAAAAGATAATAGAAGGGATAAACACAAAGCAATAGACTTAAAATATAGAAAAAATCAGAGAGAAAAAAGTCTTATCAAGAACCATAAAGAACCTAATAATAAAGAAGGAATGATAAAGAATATTCAGAAATGGTTAATAGGAAAAATATCAGAAGAAGAAAGGCTGATAGAAGGCAAGAAATTAGCAAGTTTAATATGGAAGAACTTATCCAAATATGACTTAAAAAGGAGTAAGCTATGAGTAAATGTAAAGATTGTGTCTGGTTCAATACAGGTAGGATAGAAAATAGGTGTTTCAGTTGCACCGAACAGGGGACAGTGCTTAGGAATGATTTGTTTGAGCCGAAAGAAAAGCAGAAAGAGTGTGAGGGTTGCAAGTTTTATTGTAACGCACCTGGAATTGCAATTTGGTGTAGTAAATTTCCTGATGATGAACTTGATTGCAGGAATTGTAGGCATTATCAAAAGAAAGATAAACCTAAGCCCAATGGTTCGGCTACGCTCACCACAAGACTACCAGAGAAGTTAGAGTTAGACGGTTATATAAAGGTGCCTGTGGATACTTACTTAATGATATTAAGAAATAAGATAAACGCCATAATAACACATTTGGAGGAGAAGTAATATGGAGCTAGGAAGAGTTTACATACGCTACGGGATATCGCCAGGAGACCACTACGAAGAGCTTGAGAATGATCTAAACACGGTGCTTGAAGCACGTGGGTTCTTTCTTGAGGCGGGCGGGTATGATGAGTTTGTTGGTGCAAGATGTTTGACCTATAAAAGCAGGCAAGCTAGAGTTGGTATGACTACTATGGATCAGATAAAGTCCGGTGAATTTAAAATGCCAAAGGAGTAAACAATGAAGGTATTAGGGAAACAGGTCTTAGTAAAGCCGGAGAAGCGGGAAAAGGTAACTGAGTCGGGGATAGCTATCGCTGAATGGGAAGGACAGAGCAAGATCCTGCGTAACACGTTCCCGTTCATCGGTGAAGTAATAGGGCTTGGGATTGAGGTTGCTGAAGGA